TCCTGTTAAATCTGTCATATCAAATCCCAAGCTCTATTGGCATCATCGTACTTTGTTGTATGCCTTGTTTCTTCTAAAGTAGTAGGATCAACTGTAATCCAACTGTTCTGTACATTCCATAGTGTTCCCCTACCACCATCATCAGGTCTAGGATTACGAATAGCAGGATTATCTTTTACATTTGGTACTCTATTCTGAGGATGGTTTTTTAAATCATACTGCCCTTCATAGTCTTGAGGACATACCAATAACCCATAACTATTTAACCTCATTACTCTATGTGGATAAACAAATCCACACATATCACATTTAGCTAGTGCATTTCTTTGTGTAGCCATTAATTATAAAATGTTAGTCTAGGTACAAGATAAATACTGGATGTTTCTCTATCCTCTTGTAAAGCCCTTCCTAACATTTCCTCATAGTTAGTCTTTAACATTGCAATTTTTGCTTCTGGTACTAGTGGTCTTTTCATAGACATATAGTAAGCCAGGCCACAAGTTAGAGCAGGTAAAAATCTTTTAGGAGCATCTGCATTTTGTGTAGCAGATTTATTTACATCCTGTAGTTCTTTAACTATCTCTAGTTTTAAAGTATCTGTAGAATTTTCTGGTATAGGCCAGACAGATAATGTTGGATTATCTCTTCCTCTACGAATAGTATATTGATTAGGTTTACCTGTTTGTGTCTTTGCAGGTATAAGCATATATTCTTCTGGAGTAATACGAGTAAGTTTTACATCTGTATCAGACCTACTAATTACAACCTCAAGAGCATTAATAGTGCTGCTATCAAGATCGTAGCTAGTGACTGAAGTTGTAAGAGTAAAAGAAGATGTACTTGTAGACCAAAGAAGAACTCCTCTATTCTGCCAATCCTTCAGCATTAGATTAATAGAACGTCTAGCTGAAGCAGCTTCATTTGCAAGAGTACTCTCACCTCCTATCATTTCAGAGGCTTCTTGAATTACTTCATCTATATCTAGATTAAAGTTGTATGTTCCTGATACTGCCATTATACTCTATACCTTCTTGTCTTTTTAGCTATCTTCTTTGGTTGTTTACTTACTTTTTTACCTGATTTCATATCTTTTCTTTTCTTTGCTGTAGTACGAGCATATTCTTTTGAAGATAAAGATTTTATTGCTTTTTCAGGTAAATATCTTTCTCCTGTTTTTTTAGACGGTTTTCCTGACTTGGTTCTCCATTTTTGCTTACTCCATTTACTTAACTTATTGCTTTTCTTTTTCTTGCCTTTATATGTACCACCTGCATCTTTATAATACTTAACAGCTAACTGCATTGCTCTTGCTGAATGACCACCCATCTTAGCTTTTGCTCTAGCTTTAGCAGCAGCCCACTTCTTAGGATCACGTTTAGTAGCTGTTGCCATTTTTATTGCCTTTCTTCTTCTTCTATACACTCTTTACATTTACAGTTTCGACAAACTACTATAGCTTTTTGATTAGGGTCAACGAACTTCTTTAAAGTTCTACCACAATGACACTCATGACCACAGTTGCCACAGTTGCCCATAAATTATTTTCCAACTTTTTTCATAGCAGCTTTATGTGCTACCCCAAAAGTTTTACCTGCTCTCATCTCCTTTCTCATAAAAGCCATATGTTTTGGTGTATGATGTTTAGCATGTTTCTTTAAAGTATCTTTCTGTCTTTGAGTTAATGTTTTTGTCATTAACATCTCCATCTTTTTCTAGCTTGTCTTAATCTGCTATTTGGATTCTTAGCAGCTTTTGGAAACTTCTTCATTTGACCTGCTGATCTAGCACAATATGATTTACGTCTAGATGCTCTCTTACCTGTAGGTTTCTTTTCAGTTACAGCAGTCTGTAATTTAGAACCGGGGTTTTGCCTACGATATTTAGCTACCCCTTTCTTTGTCATTCCAGCACCTTTTTTGGTAGGACGTTTCATTCCCCTACCAATGGTAATGCCTTTCATATTACTAGGCTTTCTCTTTTTCTTTTTTACTGCCATAAGTGTATCTATATTTTTCTTTTAAGTATTCCGAAGTATCTTTCCAATAAGTAGTAAATGTTTTATAATCTTTTCTTTGAGGTTGTATCTGTATTGTATCTACTAAACTATAATTATCTTTTTTATCGCTTACAGATTTATTATATCTTTTTATAAACTCTTTCTTAGATACAACCTCTTTTACTTTACCAGTATATATTTCTATTATTTCCATTTATATTTTATTATTATATTGAGAAGCTACTAAAGCAGCCCCACCACCTTTACGATATACTATTTTTCCACCACCTTTTTTCTTTTTAGGCATTGCCATTTTAGCCATTTCAGATTTAGTCATACCTTCATAAGGATTTTTTGTTTTTTTCCCTTTTATTCCTAAAGCTCTGCCTAATGCACCAGGTAATGTAATAGTTTGTCCTATCCTTATTTTATTAGGATCTTTAATATTTGGATTCATTTTTAATAATTGTTTCAAACTCATTTTATTTCTTTTAGCTATTTGTGAAAGAGTATCTCCAGCTCTAATTTTTTTTGATCTATTAAGCATAGAACCAACTCCTATAGCTCCTAATAAAGAACCTGTAGCACCAATTTGAACTTTTTCTTTAGTACTCATTTTAGTAGGAGCAGATGGATCTCCAACTTTTATAACAGGTCTTTTTTTAGTTGTAGTTTTTTTCTTTCTTTTCGTAGGGCCACCAGTGCCTACAGAACCAGTACCACTCTCTCCCTTTTTAGGCTGTGGTTTAGTTTTACCCGATGTTGGATGAACAGTTTCTTTTGTAACTACTACATGTCCTTTAGAATCTCTTTTTGTTTTTATCTCATCTGGAACTCTAGGTCCAGGTGGTTTTGGTGTAATTTTTCTACCTGCTGCCTTACCTGCTTTCTTTTTTGCACTCATTTTATTCTCCTATTGAAACTTTAAATGATTTACCTTGTTGATAATCTTCATCAACTACGACATCTTGAGGTTTGCCTACAACGGATGGTCCTTTACGTGCAGCACCAAATCCTTGTCCAGTAGGCTTACCTACTATCTCATCCAATTTAGCTGGACGTTCTAGTCTTGTATGTGGACCTAAACCCATTTTAACTTCTCCTTTTTTTTCTTCTAGCTTCACTTAATGCTATAGCTTTAGCTTGCTTTGGATTTTTTACTTTCTTTTTTGACTTACCTATTTTAAGAGTGCCTTTTTTAAATTCACCCATTACTTTTTTTATTTTCTTTTTACCTGCTTTTGTTATTTGATTTGAAGCACTAGCTCTATTTACCACGTTTCATAGCCTTTCCATAACCTCGTTTAGCACACCCAACACCTTTAGGTCTGCCAACTTTTCCCCCTTTTTTTTTATTTCTTTTTTTATATACAGAATTATCTTCTAACATTTTTTGCAGTTTCTTGGAACGAGAAGAAAAGCCTTTTCCCATTTGCTCTTTTTCTCTTTTCATAGTTGCTTTTCTTCTAGGAGTATTAGATGGTTTAATCAACTTAACTGCTGCAGACCTCATTATTTGTGATGGAGATTGGCCTGATTCTTTAATTTGTGCTTCAGTCCACCCTTCATCCTTTAAAAATTTTAAAGCTTCTTTATCACTAAGCAGACCAGCAGAGTCTATCATCTCATATAAACCAGCGGCACCAAATCCTAATGCTAGTGGTCCACCAATACCAGTTGCTGCTGAAGCTCCCATTCTAGCACCAGTTTTACCAAGACTTTTGAGTAGTTTGTTTCTTAGTTTTTTTTGTAAATTTTGAGATTTTTTAGAACTTAATGCTTTTCCTGCTCCATACACTACTCCCATTTCTGCAGCTAAAGCTCCATACGGGTCATCTATAGGATTTATTGGCAACTCTGATTCAGAATAAGCCCTTTGACCTCCAACCCCAATCCCAAAACTTATTGCACTTTTTATAGGATTATATTTTTTAGTCCCTTTAACCATCAATCATAACCTGAATCCACAACCTGACCACCTGTCATGCGATAAGTAATTTTACCACCATATTTCTTTTTATTCATCTTTAACATTTCAAAATCTGTACCAGTAATTTTACCGCCATGTTTTTTAAATTGTTTTCCTGAAACACTTTTTTCTGCATCTTGAATTTTTTTATTTAAATCTCTGTAATATTCTTTTTGTTTTAAAGTCGTTTCAGAAGGCTCTATACCACTACCAACATTTTCCATAGCTTCTTCAACTTTAGTTTCTACTGTTTTTTGTTGTTTTTCTACCTTAGTCTTAGCCTTTTTATTTTTAGCCCTTATTTCTTTCATTGCTTGACGATGCGTTTTACCTTTAGCTAATTTAGTTATAAGAGACTGTCTATCTTTATTAGATAAATTTTGAATATCGTCTAGTAATTTTTGAGTCAGAGGCTGTTTATTTCTTAAATCTAAAATTTCATCATCCTTTAATTTTGTAGGTGGCTTTGGTGCAATTTGTGTACCTATTTCCTTACCTACTTTCTTTTTTCCACTCATTTTATTCTCCTATGGGGCTGTTGGTGATAAAGTATCAGGACCGCCAGCAGGAGATGCAGCTACAGCCATGTCATCCTGTCTTGTCCTTCTAGCCTGATTATTTAATTTAATAATTGAATTTTGATATTCATTCTGCCATACATTAAGTGTATTCCAATCTTTCATATACATAGTAGCTTCTACCATGCATCCTGCAAAGAGAGCTTCATAACAGTAGTCACTGAAATAGTTTTGAGTGGTAACACTTGTACCTGTAGCAGAAGCTAGAGGTAGTGGCTGAGATTGGGATTGTATCTCTACAGTCAGTGCTGATACTGGTGTAGGTACAATTTTAATACTTGAATTATTTTTTCTTGAATAATATCTTGGTGTACCTGTTGATGCACTAACAGGCCAATAGTCATTTGCATATTCTATTGTTCTGGGAAGTAGATTAGTAACTGTTGTTCCTGTACTTACTTTATAGTTTACATTACGAACAATACGAACTCTATCATTTAAAGATACAGTTCCAGCATTGCCAGATGATACAGATATATTTGTATATTCATCTAATATTTTATCATCTTGTAGTAATTTTTTTAAAATTTTTAGACATTCGTCTTTTGTATAAAAAATTTCTAATTCATTTTTATCAAACATTATTTCATGGCCTGCATAAAATTCTGATATACATGCCGTGCCACATAATCCGGCTG